CGGTCGAGCGCATCCGGGCAGAGATTGGGAACACCCCCCGCTTGCTGAGATAGAGCAGGTCACCGCCGTACTTGATGAAGGGTTCCTCACCAAGCGGTTCGCCGATGTAGTATACCCCGACCAGAGCAAAGGTCGTGGACGAACTCGGGTCGGTACCTTCGTAGACCGCGAGCTGACCTTCTGACGTTAGGAAGAGCAGATAGTCATCGAACTTGTTCCCGCTGTCGACCGACCAAGTCCCCATTGCGACAAGGGTCCCGCCCTTCTCAAACAACGGTCCGACCGGGAACTTCGTCGCGGCTCCGCTGACCGCTCCGGTGCCAAGATACCACGCATTGAGCGTGTTCTTCTCGACGAACCAGATCCTGGATTTGAACATGATGATGTTACTAAGTGTCGAGGTTGTGACGCCAGTAATCGCCGGAGTTGAAGCCCCATCGACATTGACCCAATTGGTCCCGTCGTAGAGCTTGAGCTTATCAACCCCGTTCACCGCCAGCATGTAGTTGCCGCCAGTAGCTGCGAAGTTCAGATGCTTCCAATAACCATTGGTGCAAACCGAAGCCGCCGCGCCTACCGCTCCCGAAGCAGTAACATTGTAAATTCCCGAGTCTGTGGCTGCGAAAAGCTTCTTCGATGTCCCGCCCGAGTACTGAAGAAACTTCCGCGCCACTCCGGTCATGCCAGTGGCAAACTCCGCCTTCCCTTTTCTCAGCTTAACTTCCGCCGTCGACGGGTAGAGATTGTCCAGCACAATCGCATCCGTCGGGCTCATCTTGCTCAGTGGATCAATAGCATTCCAGCCTCCGATCGGCGGAGGCAAGCTCGCTGGCACCGCGGTTTCAACCATCGGTTCCTGGAACTTCGGGAAAGCCCGCTGAGAGAGTCTCCTTGGCCCTCTCATTACAGCGGCCAATTGCCAGAGGGGACGAAGATACCGGGGCGAACGCCTGGCATCAGATCCTTACCGGTATTGACCACCGGCTTGGTCGCATCGCGGGAGATGAAGTTATTGAGCATGTCATAGTACCGACGCTCATCGGCTGAGTAGTTTAACCCCTTCGTCTGCTTCCAGCGGTAGGCCAATCCTTTGCGGAACAGCGACTCCGGCAGCACTGGTACGTCAGTATCTGCCAAGAACTTCGATTGCAGCGCTCCACCGCTTGAGCGGATGAAGTTCGAACTGGCGTATTCAAACGCGATCGTGCTCAGCGTGCTCGCCGTCGGCACTGGGTTGATCAGTAGATGATCGCCGAGGATGCGGTACTTGTACCAAGGTCCAGGGTTCGGCAGCGCCTTGATCCGCTGCCAATCTTCATCCCCCAGCGGACCGTAAACCGGCCGACGCAGAGTCCGATCGAATAGCGTGTTCGGATGCACATACCTGAACCCATCATCTCCGGTGATATCCACCAGCGAGCCTTGATCCTCCGCCGCAATGAACGTCCAGAGCTTTTCAACCTTAACCGACTGAAACCCGCTCTCGTCGATCATCTCGTCGCAGAGTTCATTCAGCAGCCCATACAACTGCGCCGTCGTCGCGTCGGTGTTGCTAACGACACTGGTCGGCACATAGAGTCCGTGGACCCTGCAATGTTGCTGCACTATCGCTAGCAAAGTCATGATTTACCCCATCGTGCGATTGATGTCGACAGACTGTCCGATGTTCGTCGCTCGGTTGCGAAGCCGCTGCTGTTGAGCTATCTTATGGTCCTGCGGCTGAGTCGTGTTCTGGTCATGCTGCATCTTGCTCATCCAAGCATTAACCAGCGGAGCAATCGGAGAGTTCGGGTTATTGAACATCTGCGACCACTGCTGAAACTTCCCCATGCGATCCTGGGGAGCCTGTGGAGCCCCCATCTGCAGCGGAACCGGAGGGGCTAAGGTCGTAGGCGGAGCAATGGCCCCATTCGGTTGCTGAGGAAGGATCATCACAGACTCCTTGAAAGGTTATTTCCCTGCGGCTTTCGCCTGTGACAGAGCTGCTTCAAGCTCTGTGATCTTGGCCTGGAGGTTCTTGTTCTGGGACTCAAGAGCCTCATTCTTCGTTCGGAGGGCCTGGAGCTGTTCCGCGACCTTTCCGGTGTCATTGGCAGTTTCGAGCCAGGCCTTGGCCTTTTCAACCAGTGCTCGTCCGCCCATGCCGATGGCATAGATAGCGGTGTCATTGGCGTTTGCCAGGTCCTCGACCGTGCGGATATTCGCACTGATGATGAGGTCCTGCTGCTTGGTCGAGATGGCCTGCCAGCCAAGGATCGGAGTTCCGTCGAGCGGGATTTCCCGGCCTTCCTTCCAGTCCTTGTAGATCGAAACATAAGCATCCAACCATGCGCGAGGCATCCGGTCGGAAGCTACGTGATCCTTGAGCGACTCCAGCCACTCGTCCGCTACCCGTTCGATTCGATCCTTTGACCCCTGGGGAGTAATCAAGGCATAGTTAACCACCTTGCCGACAAACTTCCCCTCGGCCACAGTCTTGTCCCGGTCTTCGACGGTCCGCTGCTCGAACACTACATAAGCCGGTTTTGCTTCATTCGCTTGCATTATTCCACTCCTCGGGCTGAGTTGCTAACCGGGGGAAGTCTGGGAGAAGTCTCCCCCCGGTTAGACCGCGATTAGGTCGTCTGACCCTGCGCGATGGGGTTGTTGATGTGCGCTACGTTGTAGTACACAGTCGCGTTGTTGTACGTCGCGGTGACAGTGCCGTTGATGGCCGCAGTCGAAACTGCCGACATCGTGACGGTCTTGCCATCAGGCGAGATGTCGGTGACAGTGGCACCCGAGGCGACACCAGTACCGGAGAGGTAGGCTCCCTGGAACCAGCCGTCGCACCCGCCGACGACCTTGAGCTGATAGCTGCCCGAGTTCGCCAGACCGGTCTTCGCCACAGTTGCACTCGCCGCGATGACGACGCGCCCACCGAGGATCTGCTTGCCGTTGGCAATCGCACCACACTGGCCCGCGGCAGTGATGCCGAAAGCGGTGTCGGCTGCGACCGAGGCCGAGCAGTTGATCGGAGTGATGCCCGAGGTCATGAACCAGCCGTAGTCACCGGAGTCCATCGCAGAGATTGCGACGAAAACCGAGCGACCGAGGTTGGCCGTGTTCGGCACTTCCGTGGCGACATAGCTCATGGCACCGGAAGCAACCGCCGGCGTCATAACGCAGAGACCGAACTGACGGATCGCACCGCCGGCCTTGCCATAGATGAAATGCCCACCACCCCAATAAGGGCTGATCGCATCCACACGAGTACCAGAGAGATGGCGCGAAGTCGCGTCAGCAAGCTGGCCAGAAGTGATGATCTGGTTGCCCAGAGGACCATTCTGAACGATATAACTATTTCCGTTCACTTGAAATTCCTTTCTAGGAATCTATCCGGGGAATATTTTTCCCTACTCCCCGGATGAATTACGCCTTGATGACACCCTGCAGACGCCGGTTCGAGACGGTGAGGTTGCCCATCCAGAGGATCGGAATAACCGTCGCGTCCTGGTTGTACGGCGACATGTCGTCCTGCACCGAGAGGTCAGCATCCGAGTGGACCACCAGCTCGATGTAATCCGTGTTCAGGAAATACATGTGAGCGTTGGCAATACCGCTGCCACCGTCGAAGATGACGTCTGCGGTCTTGTACTTCATCGAGGTGAAGCCACCCTGGGCCTGACCGTCGCCGGTGTAGCGCTTGAGCGAGATCTGGCTCTGTTCGTAGAACGTGTAATAGTCGTTCGACGCGACGATGAGATCAGGCTTGTCGTCACCACGGACCTGGTTAAGCCAGAGCGGAAGCATCAGCGATTCCATCGTGGTCGCCGAGGGAGTAATCCCTGCGCCACCCTGGATCGGAGCTGCAGCCGACTGGACCACCGAGGCCCAGAAAGGCCATGCCGAGGAGTCGATGCCGCCGACGGTGCCAGTGCCGGTATCGGAGACCAGTGCGGTCAAACCGCCGATCTGATTCGGCAGCGTACCGTCCGCATACAGATCGAACGAGAAGTTGTTCTTGAACGTCCGCATGGCGTTCTTGATCCGCGCCTTGGCGAGGTTGACGATCTTGTTCCCGCCGTTGTTGATGCGAAGATCACGACCCGAGGCAACGACGTTCAGCGCGATCTGGCACCACTGGAACTCAGCCGCGGTGAGGATGTCCGACTGCTGAACATTCAGCACATCATAACCCGAGTACCGCTGATAGGTCCCGTTCGAGTTGTAGTCCAGCGGAGCGACGATGGTCAGACCACCATCTTCCTTCCGCGTCTTGCGCTGGATGCGGTTGTAAAGCGCATTGTTGTTCGAGAGGTTGTCTTTGACATCCTTCGAATGGTTCCGCCAAGTGGTCGTGACCAACTCGGTGAAGGTTGAACTAGGATTCGACATTGAAAATCATCCTTTCCGGATTAAGAGATAACTTACCCTCGCGAGCTGATCCGTGCGAAGGTCTCATTGAGAGTGTCATCCAGTGACCCGACAGGGATCGTGCCATCCCGCGCCTTCGTCGTTGTCTTGACATTGGTCCCCATACGATTGGTAGCTGCCTCGACCCGAGCTTTCCGCTCCGCTTCTGCCTTGGCAGCCTGTTCCGCCGTTTGGCGGTCGACTTCCAGTTGGCGCGTAGTCGGGTTGGCCCAGACAGCGTGATCGTAGGCTTCCTTCAGGGTGCCACACACCCCACTCTGAATCAGCTTAGCCATGTCGCTGGCGACTGCTTCAAAGTGAATATTTGCGGGATCAGCCGCAAAACTGTTGATATCCGAGGTGACCTGCTCGCGGAGCTGGCTTTCGGACTGTTGATCGCGATCGCGAAGCTGCGATTTGAGCTGGTTGAGTTCGATCTGGGCCTGGCGGAACTCGGGGGAAACCGGGGCTTTGCCCTGGAGAACCGGAGCGACGGCGTCAAGCGGGATGCCGTAGTGATGGAGCAGATTGGCCGCAATGTCCACCTTCTGCTGCGGAGTGCCGTAGGTCAGGAGGTAGTGATTGGCCGAGAAGTTCTGGAAAAGCTCGACCGGATCGACCCCTGCCTGGGTCAGCACCTGCCGAAACGGCTCGACGACTGTGTCGTAGCGGTTACCAAGTTCAGCCTTTTCCTTATACTGCTGTATCCCAGCGAACATATCCTGCTCGCGCTTGAGAATCTCCTGCTGCGCCCTCGGAGGGATCTTCGCCCAGTCCTCAATGGCCTCCTTCGTCCAGGTGCTCGGTGCGCCTACTGCCTGAACCGCTTCCGAGTTTTCAGACCCCGGCTGCTCGACCGCAGAGGTTTCCCCCTCAGGAGCAGCCGGAGCCTCCGCAGACTCGCCACCGACCGCAGCAGTCCCTGCCGCTTCGTTGTCGTCGAGGTCGTCCCCACCTCCCTGCCCGAATAGTTCGGAGGAAATTTCCTCCAACGCAGCGGCAGTGTCGATGTCTTCGTCAGCGGTTTCGATAGGATCATTAGGTCCGGGCATCTTCATTTCCTCACTACTTCAGCGGTCATTCCGCCTTCCAGCTCATTCGCGAGTTTCTCACGCTTTTCTGACGGCAGGGAGTCAATCGTCCGCTCGACAGTTTCCTCGATCTTCCGATCGAAATCAGCTTCTTCCCGCTCTCGAAACTTCTGCGCCGCTTCCCTTTCCCCTGTCTCCAGCACCCTGCATCCGTGCTTTGCCAGGTTATTCTCGTGCGCGTGCTTCGATCCGATCCATTCGCCAGTTATAGGGCAGTCGTACCCTACGTCTTCGACGATAAATCTAGGGATAGAAATAATCCTCTCACTCCCCCCTCCACAAGTACAAGTTTGGGGAGCTTGATAATTCTCGAGCTTAACAAACCGTTCGAAGCGCTGCTGGCACTCCTGACAACGGTATTCATACAGTGGCATTTGCCGGCTCCTTTGCTTTCTGCTTTGCAGCTTCCATTTTGAGCGAATGCTGATGCTGGCCGAACTCGGCCTTTTGGCGGAGCATGGAAGCCTGGAGCATCATCTCCTCGCGCTTGAGCTGCAGTTCCTGCTGTTTGATCTCCATCTCAGCCTGCATGAGCTGAAGCTTACCCTGGAGCTCAGCAGCGTCCAACTGCGCCTGCTGTTGAGCCTTTTGCAGGTCGAGCTCAGCCTTCTTCTGATCATTCTCCGCTTTGGCCTGCAGCATTTGAAGTTTAATCTGATCCTCTGGGCTCGGGCCACCTTGCTGCGGCGGCTCGGCCATTTGCATCAGAGATTCTTCAACCTGAGGGCCAAACGTATAGCGGCGTGCAATAGCCAGAAGCATATTCTTCGCCACTTCAAATGGCATGACGCCTTTTTCGATAAGCGGAGCGATGCCGTTAAGGAACTGAGATAGCGCATTGAGAAGCTCCGATATGTCCTGCTTGTCCTGAGCGGCTTCAGCGTCGATGGTGGAGTTGGTTTCGATATCGACACGGTAGCTGCGGAGCTGGTCGTTCTGCAGCAAGCCGAGGATTTCCTCCCAAGCAGGGGTTGCGAGAAGTTTCTGAACTGCGGGATCGGGCTGCGGAGGCTGCGGGGGGATTGGCTGCCCATCCGGCCCCATTTGCGGCGGGGCGAAGCGAGCCTGGGCCTGCTGCATTTGCATCTGCATCTGGGCCTTTTGCTTGTCCGCTGCTGCAGGGAACTCCAGCCCGGTCATCTTCTTAACCGTATCTGGCTGAAAGCTCGTAACCCCCATCTCCAGCATGATGCGGAGGCAATCCCGGCAATAACGCTGGACCTCCTTCTGCATCTTCTTCAGCCGCAGAGTCCCCCACTGGTTCTTGATATTCTGTGCAGTGGCGGTTTCGCTCGCGACGCTGGAGCCCCGGAGAATGTCGGAAATGCCAGTGATTTCGTAGATCACCTGCTTGATCTGTTCCCGCTGGGAGTACAGCTGCTGGATCACCGGCATGATCTGGTCGAGCGGGACGAGCCAGAGCAGGTTCGAGACGTTCGGGTTCTCCCCGAGGGCCTGGACGTTGTCCGCTGCCAGGAAGGTGTTATCCTCCGCGACAAGGAGTGTCTCGATCTTCTCAATCGTGCCGTTGTAGAAGCCTCGGACCTTCAGGCTCTTGATGAGGTGCTTGATCCGCTGAGTGATGGCGTTGAGCTCGAGCACCTGCTCTTTATATTGCACATACAGCGGCGTCGGTACCAGCGTCGAGGTCTTCCGCATGAAGTTCAGCGGCTTCGGGACCGGGAAGAAGCCCTGGAGCTTCATCGTGTCCGGAGAGGTTTTCAGCACCCCATCGGCGTAATTCGGGGACCAGAAGACAATCTGCCGAGATTCCTTATCCCAGCATTCGTAGACCTTGGCCAGCTTCACCCCGGTCATTTCTTCCTTCTTATCGAGGTCAGAGGCGGACTTGTCCGAAGTGTTGTCCCCGTCGTTGAAGTTGAGCTTTTCCTCCGGGATCTGGAAGTTCTTCTCAATCTCATCCCCGGTCATGTCGTGTTCGAAGCAGATCCAAGGAACCTTTTTCCACGTCCGGGCGAAGCCGTGGCAGAACTTATCATACCGGACTGTTTCGCCGAAGACACACTCGCTGGCCACATCGCCGTTGGAAGTGTCAGCGGTGTATTTGAACCTCGTTACACCTCGGTTGGTCAGCAGTCCGTCTAGCACCGCAGCCTGCATACTCTCGTCAAAGCTGTCGTAGTTCTCGTCCTCAGCCTCGACCAGAAACTTCAGTGTACGGGTTGAAACCTCCGCTGCGGCTTTACCAACCGGGTCGGCGTCCTTGAACCTCCGGTCAACCATCGGGATCGGACGAGCGTTGTAGACCGCTGGAGCCAGAGTCTCGACGTTGGAGTAGAGAATATTGAAAGGCGTATCGATCGTTGCGTCACCCTCATAGACCTTCACACAAGTCTTCGCCGTCTCGCGGAACTTCTTCTCCCGCTTCAGCGAGTCCTCAACTCTCCGCTTCCAGCGATTCAGCAGCGCCTTCGACCGCTCGGGCGACAGAGCTTCGACCTGGGCTTCCTGCTTCTCTTCAACTTCGTCGTCCATTACTTTCGACCCCTTCGCGCGCGTTCGTCATAAAGAATTGTCCCATCAGGGGCAACTAGCTGATCCAAATCATTCCAGGTCGGGCCACCTGGCAGAGCAAACTTTGACTCGCCTGAGAAGCTCTCATGAAGTGGGGTTTTATAGGTATCCGGATAATGCAGCTGTCCATCATTAGCATTCACGGTTGGCGCACTTCCTTGATCCGCCCAATACCCCCGCATGTCATAGTCATCGGTCAGAGGGGCATTATGCTGCTGGGCCCAGAGGAGAAACTGCGCCTCCTGCTGCGGGGTTAACTGCTGCTTTTTGCTCTGCCAATCCGGGTCCGCAAACTGCATTTGCCACTTATTCGCAGCAAGGTGCTTTGCGGTATTGTCCACCCAAGCATTTACATCTTCTACCATGATGCCGCCTGTCTTTTCCGCGAACACGCGGAAACCAATTCTTGAAATGTCATCTGACTCGGATGCTTCGGCATTCTCAGCCCTTCCGCCGCCAAATACGGAGGCGCCGGGTTCCAGGGCCTCGACATGACTGCGTAGCGAGTCTCGTCCGCTGCGTGATCTTCCCCATCCGTGTCCAGATCTTCCGTATCCGTATCATCATGCTGCAACACTGGCAGCGTTCGAATGGTATCCTCACAGTCATCGCCGAAGTAGATCATCGGAGTTTCTACCCCATTGATGATCTCTCCGACCAGTCTATTCCTCAGCTGCTCCCAGCCTGGCTTTCTCTTATTATCTCCTCGGCGCCACTTGCACCTCGGCATGTTCTCCGCAATGCTCGGACCTCCGTTGCGAATAAAGATGCTCGGGTCAGCCACCGCATACCGCACCCGCTCGTCCTTCTCCATCAGCAGAATCTTCTCCTCCACCTCCGGAGCCGTCATCTTCAATCCGACGTTGGGGGCTTTCGCTCCGTAGTATTCTCGGTACTTGAAGAGTGCTCCTCGGGGAAGATCTCCCCAGAGTCCATCACAAATAGCATACCATCCAACGCTAAAGGGCTTTGCCGAACCCCAATCGAAAGCCCGGAAACGAATAGTTTGAGGAGTTGCATATCGGATAAGACTCGAAGGTCGGACGTGGGCGGCTTCCGAGAATTCATCAAAGAACGCGCCATCGACGATGTCCCAATTGCCCTCCAGCCAGGCCTTAACCAGCTGTTCAGAGCCTGATTGCCTCAGTCGTAGAACATAGGTTGGATCGTTCCGAAGGAGAAGCATATTATCGCCGAGCTTGCTCGGGATGAAGACTCGAGCGAGCTTGACCGTGCGAATGACTTCGTCTATTTCAACCTCGCACTCTTCCTCGATGACCTTGAACCCGGTCTTGCAGGGATCAATATACCTCGCCTTTACCCAGTTATGTCCAGGTCCGCCGGGATTCCCAGTAAGCCGCATACCAACAGGTACGCCAGCGCCAGACCGCAGAGTAGCACGAAGCTTGTCAATAGGCCCAGGCAGAGGGAAATTAGTGACTTCTTCAACATACACACGAGTGTAGTTGTGACCTTGATATTCCTCGGCGTCTGAGTCTCGCTCGAGGTAGACGAATTTAAGTCTCGCTCCGTTTGCCATTCTCCATTCGGCTTTTGACTCATTGTATTTAGCTCCGAGCTTCGGGAAGAGCTGTTTCGTGCGCGCGATGACTTCAGCAAGCTGCTTAAACTTTC